TCAGAAGCATGGCAACACCAACGGCGAGAAAAACGATAACTTTCTTCATAATATATCTCCTTGTTTTGTTATACGTCATATTGGCAGACGTAATCATAGTTCGGGTTAAAACGATTTGGATTGCCCTCTACTCTATCAGTCTCAAAGACGAGCTTGCAATCCTGTCTTGCTATTTCTTGCACAACACGCTCAGGGATATTCTCACCTAACATGTTGCGTTCATCACTGTAGAATTTTAATATTCTTTCATTCACATCTTTGTCATTCAGTATCATAAATGCCGTCTCAACAAAACCGCACATCTTACACCAACCTACAAAGAACCCATCCTCTTCAATGTACTCGAAAATTTTTGCTGTATGTAATATTTTCACGTCATTCTCAATATGAAGACAATGATTATACATACGGCTCATTTCTAATGCTGACTTGAAAGAACGCCTCCAACCATCGAATCTGCCAACACCTCTATGACCAAGTTTAGGTGTAAGGCAGACGAATGTAAGCCCTGCAAATTCAGGTTTGTTGGCTTCTTCCTGTGTTATAGTACCGTCAACAAAGACAAGATAATCAGGCTTATACTCGTCAAACAATAACTTAACTTGCTTATACCACTGCTCCACATTATGCAGATAGTGTTCCTTATTGTTTTCTGCACAAGTACACCAAATCATCAAATTTTTCATTTAACCACCGTGTTTGAAAGCCCCGTAAATAGCGATAATTGTAGTAATAATCCACGCTAAAATGCCTATAATTGTACTGACAACACCTGCATTAAGCGTATTCTTCACGTCTATAGCAGTTAGTTTCCTATTGATAGTCTCAACCTCTTTAATGAGACCGGGTTTTCCATTTCCGTGTAACTCAGCATAATCAGCGTTCAGTTTAGTTTCAATTTTACCGAGACGTTCACTGATGCTTGAAAGGTTATTATACACATCTTTTTCAAATTGTGTCATTTCTTCTTCCCCTTACGCTTGGCTTTACAGATAGCACACTCACAGGGGGAAGTCCAAGCCGACCAACCGAAGAGCTGACATAAGTTACCGAACCGTTTAGCTTGAAGCATAACCAGATAACGACGCGGGTCTAAGAAACAATAACGATATTTTGCAATCCTATAACCGTTCAGAATAAACCTTGCGTTAGATTGCGTGAAAGTAACCATCTTACAATCACTCTTATGCCACTCAACATCGTGAATCATAGCGACAGGAAGTAATGTTGGGTTCAATTTATCCAAAAACTCACGTATCTTCTTCGGAAACCTGTCTGAACCAATACCGTTGAATATGGCTTTAAGGTCGTTGATAGTGTAACGCTTAAGTTTGGAAGCACCATCAAGATTCGCCTCAACAGCCATCTTTCTGATTTTGCTGATTTCTGACCTCTTCATTTTTGTTCTCCTTACTTTATGACTTCTGCGTTACAAACTTTAGGTTTAATTATATTGATAATCTCAGACCAATCATCCTGTCTGAAAATGAACGGACCAACTTGAATGGGGAATCGAACTCCGTGGTAAATCGCAAAAGAAGCCAAATCAATATCAACCATACCGTTCTTATCCACGATACCTGCCTCTTTAAGCTCTTTCTCATGTTCACTCGCGTATTTTAGAGCTTTATATATCTGACTGAAAATAATCGTACCTGCAACACTCGATTCCAGAATATTATTACATTTTGGAACAACCATATTCAGTAAAGCGGAGCCAACTGCCATAAGAAAAGTTTGTACGTTCATTTTATCTCCTTGTTATGGATTAAAGCCTCCGAGGTAGTTATTAGCCACCCCGGAGTGATAACATAAAGGTTATCCGTTAGTAGAGGCGGTAGCGGCAGATGTGGGGATGATATTCGCTTCGGGAATACCAATCTTAATCAGACCGTTGACCTTACCCTCAACACAACCCAGAGTGCCAGTATTCATGATGACCTGATTATTGACACCAGTGATGAGCGCAACAAGCTCTTCCTTGGAATCCTTAACATCAAGTTTAGCTTGGAGTTTGGCGTTTTCGATGAGGAGTTTGTTTTGTTCAGCAAGGTCAATATCACGCTGAGTATTGACCGCGACAGCCGCTTCAAGAGCCGCAAGTCTGTCTTGAACATTCGGACCACCATTCGGACCGTTCTGACCATTACGGTTGAACAGACCGAGACCACCGGATGCGACACCGAAGACTGTACCTGCGATACCAAGAATGAGCGCGGCAACATCCATGCCGGATGCACCTTGCTTGCCATAGAAAGGCTGATTACCCCAAGTCATGTTACCCCATTGAGCATTCTGGGCGGGATTTCCGTTTGTGTTTTCAACTCTATCCATATTTCTTCTCCTTTGTTACATGGATTCAACAGCGAACATGCCGATGATAGCCTCAATCATCTCGTAAAGCAGGTTCGTATGTTCTTCATTACCAAGCATTAATTTTTCATACATAAGTTTCTTAAGACTATCTTCATCATGCGGTCTTACACCAGTCATCTTTTCAATGTTGTCGAGTGCGCGATTCAGAAAAGTCTTAGGTTCGTTGTAATACTCGTCTGAAATACGTCCGGCTTCCTCGTCCGTAATTTCCGCAGATGTTCCGTCTTTAAGTTTAATCTTCATATAAACTCCTCTGTTAAATTGTTATGCCGTTTATCAGCTCAGTCCAACCGATACCCTCACGCAGAGCATCAGCCATAATTTCAACAACACGACCACGAGCCGCAGTAATAACCTCTTCCGGCACTTCTTTCTGACGAGCATAAGCAATAAGGTCTCCGCTGTGCATAGTGAGGGCGGCTTGTTTGAACTCGGCAATAGTAATACCTTGAACCTGAGTGGCAAGTTCGTGTACTAATGTGTTGAGTGAAGCTATAACAGCCTCTTTCGGACTAAGCTCACCATCATCAGTAATTGTACCACCGAGCGCAATAAAACGAGCATCAGTCATAGGAGAACCACCGAGGAAAGGGTCCGGCAGTTCGGTATAATCTTTGCCGTTGTAGTGATAAGTCTTCATGTTACGTCTCCTTATATTGCGAATTTATAAAATCTGTTATCAACATATTTAATGCAAGCTCTGAATTGCGTAGCGTCCGGTTGTGCTTTCAAGAAATCCTTTAACTGTTGAAGTAATACACCGGAAGAAGTGAATATTACACGTTTTTCATCTTCGTAAATAAACTGTAATTCCAAACATTCTCTCAGCTTTATCTTCTCTTCATCTTTCTTTTGTTCCGGTTTTTCGTTTTGTTCTTTTAGTTTCTCACGTGTCTCTTTGTCTTGAAATTTAGATATGGTGATTCTCCAACCAGTGAACACAAGCGGTATATTCAGTATCTCATTGATTTTAATTTTCTTACCCTCTAAGACTGTTGTATTCGGTGCGATTGTGCTAATTGCTGGAATTTCATCTAACTGCATAACGCCACCTGTATTTGATTGAAATTTACCATAGTCCATCCGAAATTATTGAACCAGAACTGTTTACCAGATTTCACACGCTTAAACCAACCCCACTGAGAGGCTATACTTCTCGCACGATGTTTGGTGGGGTGCTTCTTAAACCTGAATGCGTTTCTCCTGACATGACGCTCAATTCTACGTCTTACAATAACACGATTCCTCTGAACAACATAACCCATTAGGTCAAATCCGAATCTTTCAATAGGGTAGATTTGTTCAGTTTTCTTTATTGTCAGTTTCAGTTTATCAGCAAGTTCATGTACTTTATTCATAAACACGTGTAGAATGTACTTTGATGTACTGATAGCTAAAGTATCGTCATTATACCGATAGTACGCAAGACCTATATTCTTTGCTAACCTGTCAAGAGGATTTAGGAAAAAATTGGCAAGAATAGGAGATAGGAGATTACCGATGGGCAGACCAACTTTAATGGGACAGTTGTCAATTATATTAAAGAGTAATGCAATAACACGCTTATCTTTAATTTTGTGAACTAATGCCTCTTTCAGTTTATCATGGTCGATTGAAGCATAGAACTGTTTGAAGTCAATCTTATAGCCGAATATAGGTTTATCACCAAAACTTTTTATCTTACGAAACATTCTCCTCATAGCTTTATGTAAACTCTTCTTTGGTATTCCAGCGTATGTATCTTCTATCAGGCTTTTATTGAGAAGTGTACCTAATACCAGACCGATTGCACATTGAACTACCAAATCACCGAAATTGGAAGAATAATAAATCTCACGCATCTTACCACACTCCATACGGAACATGTGTTTATAATCGTGCATCTTCCAAACCCCTGCTTTTAGTTGTTCGTGTAAAGCGAGTAAATTATCCCACAGATTCCGTTCAAATCTCTTGATACGATGTCTGTTGCGCTTCTTTGCTCTACGTTTCAGTGTCAGATAAGCAATATGCAACACTTTAACTGAAATCATAAAGTCAAATATATCATGTATTCTTTTCATAAACCACCTACAGTCTGCATTGTTATCCGAGAGCTTTCAGCTTCCTCATTCGAGAATTTACTAACTCCTAATCGGAACATTAAGCCACCTACTGTCCGGTGATGAGAGTACAATGCGTCATTTCTACTGTAGAACATACGGTAGAGAAATGCAGAGAGGCGACCCCCATTGTTCGCGTTGGCATTGCCAACGGCGTTGTTGACGTTCACGTAGCCAAGACCGTCATTGGAACCGTTATTCGCGTTGCCGCCACGAATACCGGCACGAGGGAAGCGGACCGCATTATATCCCACATTAGCAATCAAGCTAATATTTAGATTATGATATAATCGGGCGAATAAAGAATAAGAAGACGAAGAGCTACTACGCATAGCTCCGTAGCTCTTCTGTTTCGTGTTCGTTTTCTCGTTCATTCGTTCACCCGATTTCGTTTTCTCGTTTACTCGTTCACTCGTTTTAGTTTTACGCAGAGAGGCGACCCCCAAAGTGCGCGTAGGCAATGCCAACGGCGTAGTAGACGTACACGAAGCCAAGACCGCCATAGGAACCGTCACGCGCGTCGCCGCCACGAATACCGGCACGAGGATTAGCATTATCAGAGTTATAGAAATAGTCTTTCATAACCTGAGTACCAATGCTGAGAGGTAAGAATGTGGTCATATTCCATGTTGTCACCCAACCGGAAGCAGGGAACAGATGGCTGACCCACTCAATTTCAGCATTACCATCAGCTTCGCCACGGCTTGTACCTGCTTCACTAATCGGAATCTTTAACAACTCCTTATAGCGATTGATACTTGTGGTGAGGAAATAACCGATGTTGTTACCTGTGCAAATCGGGAGGAAACCTGCAAGATTCTGCCAAATAGTACCCCACGGATTCTCGATGAAGTATTTGCAAGAAGTTTGACGGTTAGTAGCCGCAGTGCCAACATTATTGGCTGTAACAGTGTAGCCTGTATCTTCGGTGCAAGCAGAATCGGAATAAGTATGAGTACCGACAGCAGGCATCCCATCA